TACGTTTATACCAAATATTATTCGTTTAACTGCGATTATTGAAGGCGTCGAAGGATTACAGTATGAAAACTTTTATTTTCAAAAGGGTTATCTTATTCCTGCCTCTGCTATTGTTGACGGACTTATAGATGGTTTAATTAATCCAAAAGATAATATTTTTACATCAAGTTATGCAATGTATCCAGGTGCGTCACATTTTACTTACGAACACCCATTTGAAGATAGCTATGGAGCATACGCATCAGAAACATCTATTTCATGGCATGTATCAGTAAGTTTCGCTTCAATTTTACGGAAACTAGGAATTTAAAAAATTTGACTTTTCCGCGCTCTTGTGATATAATAAAATCATGGGGAGAAAATAAATCACGGAGGCGCGGTGCCTTACACCGCTTAAATCATGGCAAAAAATAGACTGGACTTAAACTTCCAGCTCGAATCCGCGGCCGATCGCGCGCAATTCGTCAACGACTACCTCGCGGACATCGACTTCGAACCAAACGAATAGGAGCTGGAAACAATTGCAAATTATATATTATGGGGTAAGAATAATAAAGGATAGAACTCACAATAGGAAGGTATCGTCGAACTTAAGCGATGGGCGGCCCAGCCAGTCGAATCACTCGAAGGTCTAATCGAAACACCTGGCTTCGCGGAAGTGACCTTACACTCATTGCGCGAGCCGCAAGTGCGCATCCCGCGCGTCGTCTTCGACCGCAAGGCGGCCCTTGAAAGCGCGCCCGACCATCTCAAGCAAGTTTACGAAGACCTCTTCAATCAAATCGACACAATCGAGCTCACGCTCAACTACTACGAACTCTTCTGCGGCAAGCGCAAGCTCCCTCCGCGCGACAAGCTCCTCGCGCGCTTCACTGAAGAAGAGCAAATCGCCATCAATGAAAAGGCGCTGCGGCTGTCCCAATACAAATATCTAAAGCTCAAGCACCTTCTCGTCGAACTTCGCGCGCAGTAGTACACCTATTATGATACCTTCTCTAATAAAGTTCGCTCTCACATGGAGAGTATGAAACCCGTCTTCGACGACAACCGCATCCGCGTCGATGAAGACGTCCATGTTTATCCAGTCGGCTTAAAGAATGATACCCCACTCTCACAAAAGATATTTAGCGACCCCGCGCCCGCGATGTTCAATGAAGAAGAGCTGCGCCAAATAACAAAATTGTTATGGGTGGTGCCATAGGTAGACATGACAATCGACTTTACGAATTGCGACCATGTCTATCAGCTTTATTGCGCGCGGGCGGACCTATTGGATGCGCAGGTGGAAGACCCCTTCCGCATCTATGGCGCGGCTGCCGCGGTCGTCGAAACGCTTGATTACTACGAGCGCCAAGCCGCGCTAAGTGACCTGCAAAACGACATCCTACACATGAAATTAGAGAACAAATCAAATACTCAAATTTCATCCTTTATTAATAAAACCTATGGCAAATCTTATAATGACAATTACATCTCTACGATTTACCACCAAAAAATCATACCATAGATAGCACAGGCCGCGCAAGCGCACCGTCAAATCATGGAGAACATCTTCTATCCAGAGAACTTCAAGAAGTGCAAAGATTGTGGCAGGGTGCTATTACTCTGCAGTGAGAACTTTGTGAAATCAAAGAAATCGAATGATGGCTTCTCGCCGCGCTGTAAGAGATGTGAAAAACAGAAGAGGAGAAAATATAATGAATCAAATAGAAAAATTATTCGAGCTAATCCCGAAACTACAACCGATTGAGTTCGTCGGTTTGGCGCGCCTGCTAAAAGTTGAATTGATTGAGAATGAGGAGCCGCGCTCATTCATCGCGGTGACTGAGGACGTTCTCGCGAACTTTAGTAAACTAGGACGCGGTCAAAAGCGCACGATACTCCGCATGGTGAAGGCGGCGAGTAAAAAAGATGCCGATAATTCCTAATATACCGCGCGCCGTCGACTCGTCCGCAACGAAGCGGTGTGAGAAATGTGGTAGAATTCTTCCTCTCTCTTAGTTTTCGCGCGCTCACAGTGAGTTTTATATTGATGGATTCTTACCTTGGTGCAATGATTGCATAGCCGAAAGAATAGACGCGGCGGATGGTAATTGGGAGATAGTTGATAAGCTGTGTATGTGGGCGGGAATACCATTCATTGTGAAAGAATGGGAGCGTATTAAAGGTATGACGCTGCCGCGCGAAACCTGGCCCACGTACGCGAAAATCTTTTTCTCTGATGATTACATTTCTCTCGGCTGGGGTGACTACTTCAGATAGTATAAGAAGCTGAAGGAAGTCGGTCTGGCAGAAGAAGAGATGCCTGAGATTAGAGAACAAAGATATAAGGATTTGCGCCGCAAATGGGGCGAAAATTATGATGATGAAGAACTCAATCATCTCGAAGACCTTTACCGCGGCTTATTGAATACGCAGAACATCAACGGCGCGCTTCAAGTTGACCAGGCGCAGAAGCTGTGTAAACTATCACTTGAAATTGATAAGCGTATCCGCGCGGGCGATAAAGAAGTTGATAAATTCATGTCATCATATGATAAGATTATCAAAAGCGCGGAGTTCACGCCGAAGAACACTAAGAACGCGACTGACTTTGATTCTTTCGCGGAAGTCGCGTACTGGTTAGAGAAGCGCGGACGTCAAAATAAGTTCTATGATAACGTAACGCGCGATGTTCTTGACGAAACTCTTAAAAATATTGAAGCATACAATCAGCGACTCTACATAAACGAAGGCGGCATCGGTGAAGCAATTACATAGCGGCTGAACGCTTTGAAGAGCGCAAATGCACTTGAGCATGAAACTGTTTATGATACACAAGTTAACTTCAATGAAGACGAATACAGTAACGAAGCTTATGTTCTCGATGATAATGATGATTTCAATCCAGAGGGTGGCGAATAATGGCAGCGATTTAGTTATTAGACCCTACAACGGCGTAGTTTAACACACAAGATAAACTATACCATGATGGGATTGAACTAGAGAAAGGAGTCGTAATAACTCCTTCTTTCTTAGAGAGAAATGAAGATTTGATGGCGGATTGTATACAATTGTTTACAGTTTACCCCGACATCTTTTTAGATTTAATTACGCCTGTTAATTCAATTTTCACTCTCTTTCCATATCAACGGTTGTTCTTGCGCGCGTGTATGAGATATACCAAAATATATATCACTGCCGCGCGTGCGACTTCCAAAACCTTTCTTTCTATATTAGCGAAGTATTTACAATGTATGTTTCTTCCGAACCATGTTGGCTCAATCGTCGCGCCGAATAAGGCGCAGGCGGCGAAGATTAGTCGCTAGAAGATACAAGAAATCTGGCGCATCTGGCCGCTGCTTAAGAATGAACTTGAACCAGGCACTTCTGATGGCGTCCATGCCAACTTTGGTAAGGATTATGTTGAACTCTTCTTTAAAAACGGTTCCAGACTCGCAGTCGTTGGTGCGCTGGACTCCGACCGTGGTATTCGTACTCATGCTACGTTGATAGACGAGGCGCGTGACCAAGATGGTGATGCAATTAATGAAATCGTCCTGCCGCAAATGAATGTATCACGCCGCATGGCAAATGGGTTAGTGAACCCATTTGAAAAGGTTAATACATAGGTAATTTACGCGACATCGGCTGGAACAAAGTCATCATATGCGTATGAGGCGCTGATTGATATATTTGTGCAATCTATTATTGACCCAGAGACTGCTTTCTGTATTGGATTAGATTATCGCATTCCCGCGCAGCATGGATTGATTGACCCAAAGTATGTCCGTAATCTAAAACTTTCGCCCGCTTATAATGAAACAACATTCGCGGCAGAGTTTCTCGGTCAGTGGCTTGGCGGCAGTGAAGAGTCCTGGTTCAACTTTGAAAAACTTACTAAATATAGAAAACTTAAAAATCCCGAGTGGACTCAAAAATTTAAAGACGATAAAAATGTTTTCTACTTAATTTCAGTAGACGTAGGTCGTTTGCATGACCAAACTGTGGCATGCATTTGGCGCGTCAATATTCGTGATAATAAATACTTTGGTACTCTAGTGAATTTATTTGTCCTTGGGCGCCAAGCTGAAAGTAAAACATTTACTCAGCAAGCGATAGATTTAAAGCATCTTATCGAAACCTACAACCCGCGTGAAGTCGTGATTGATTGTAACGGTTTGGGTGTAGGTCTTGCAGATGAAATGATACGAACCCAACTTGACGAAGAAGGTAGAGAACTGCCTGCTTATGGTTTCTTTAATAATGATGATTATAAAAAGATTCAACCAAAAGAAGCAGTTCAAATTCTTTATTCTTTAAAAGCCAACGGCCCCTTAAATTCCAAAATCCATAGTAATGCCTACTCACGAATTAATAGTGGTATGGTTCGGTTTTTAATTAGTGAACAAGACGCGCGAGCCGCGCTTTTAGCGACCAAGATTGGTCAAAAGATGAAGACGGAGGCGCGCATCAAGCGATTAATGCCGCATGAACTCACCACTAAGTTATTTGAAGAAATGTCTAACTTGCGCCTACGAAAAAGTGGTCTCGATATAGTTCTCGAGCAAATCAACTCGCGGTTCCCCAAAGATAAATACTCTGCTTTTGCATACGGACTTTGGCGAATTAAAGAGCTAGAGGAAGAGAATTATAAGAAGATTGCTCGTCGTGGAAATGGGCAAAAGCGCTAGTTGATTTTCTTTACTGGAGGACAAAACTAATGGCAGACAAGCAAGAAAATAATCATGTCGATATTACGCTTTTCAAAAAAGCGATGGAAGACATGGTTGCGAAAAATGTAAAGGCTTGGAATGAATCTATAGGTTACTCATATTCCTTTAGGAGAACTAAGGAATATACAAAAGAAGAAGTTGAATAGATAATCAACAGTAATTCACTACTGGCACAGCAACAACTTTCTCGTAATTTCTTTTATAGAGATGGGTTGTACAAGCGCGTATTAATTTATTATGCTACTCTTTTAAAGTATGTAGGTATTTTAATCCCTAATCCAATAGCGGATAATAAACTCTCCACCCCCTATATATTCAAAAGATACACTAATGCGCTTGACTATCTTGAGAAAGTATTTACTCCTGATTTATTCACTTCGTTTTCTCTGCGCGCCCTTATAGATGGGTGTTATTACGGTGTAATTCAAGAAATTAGTAAAACTGACTTTGTTGTATTGGATTTACCTGCCGAGTATTGTCGTTCAAACTTTAAAGACCTTCATGGAAATGACATTATTGAATTTAATGTAACCTATTTTACTTCGATTGTTGATGAGAAGATTAGGAAGTAGGCTTTAAGAATTTACCCGAAAGTAATATCTGACCATTATTATCGTTATACTAAGGGTCAAGTTACCTCCATGTGGGTAAAGATTCCAAGTGATATTGGTTTTTGTTTCCCATTCTTCGATGACGGGCGCCCGCTATTTCTTGATTTAATTCCCGCGGTCATGGATTATGATGAAGCGGTTGATATTAATAGAGAACGTGATTTAGAAGAGATTCGTAAGATTATTGTTCAAAAAATACCGCATTTAGCAGACGGTATACTGTTATTCGAGCCAGATGAAGCGCTTGAAATGCACGCCGGCGCGGTCGGTATGATGAAAGGTAATAAGAATATAAGCGTACTAACTACCTATGCGGATGTTGATGCGGTTGTTTCAAAGACTTCCTCTGAAGCATCTACGAATGCGCTTGAAAAGAGTTTACAAAATGTATACTCGCGTGCGAGCGTAAGCGGCTAGCTGTTTGCGCCGACTGGTAGTCAAGCGCTTAATACTTCTATTACCAATGACATGGCGCTGATGATGATTCTTGCGAATAAGTATTCTCGTTTTGCGACGTTTATTTTAAACTTCTTATTTGCAAACGCGAATATCAATTTTAAATATACTGTCTTACCGATTAGTTGGTATAATACAACGCAGTATATCACTGATACTTTTAAATTAGCGCAAAGCGGCTATAGTTTCTTACTACCAGCCATCGCAGCAGGCTTATCCCAAAAGGATTTAGTTAATGTAAAGAAACTTGAAAATACAGCGCTTGAAATGGCGTCGTTGCTCATTCCTTTGGAATCTGCATATACACAAAGCGCGAACCCAGTAGGACGCCCATCGCTTCCAGTAGAAGAAAAGTCTCCAAAAACCATTCAAAACGAAGAATCGTTAGATAAAAATTAATGGAGGCTCTGATGGATAAGAATTTATATGAGTTTCCCGTAACAATTTACGGCAACCTAGAACAATATAATGACGTTCTCAGCAAGGCTAGATGTCGTATTTTCTACAAGTATGAAAATCGTAACGGCACTTATATTTCGGATGAATTCGCTGAAAAATTATTAAGCACATTACCATATGCGCCGGTGAAAGGTATTTATGATTCTGGAGCTGGTGACTACTCGGACCACGGTGCGGAACGAGATGAAGGGCGCATCTATGGTATCGTGCCAGAAACACCTAATATTTCTTGGGAGACGCACCTTGACGACGATGGTGTAGAGCGTACATACGCATGTGCTGATGTATTAATTTTCACAGCAATTTATGAAGAAGCGTCAGATATAGTCGGCAAGAGTCAGTCGATGGAACTTTACGGCCCATCACTGAAATACCATGAAGCTATTATTCGTGGGCGCCGCTTCATCGTATTTGATGAAGGATGCTTCTTAGGTTTACAAGTTTTAGGCGATTAGGTTGAGCCTTGCTTTGAAGGCGCTTCGTTCTATAATTTATAGAACACAATTGAGATGGCAATTAGTCAATTAAAAAAGTACGGAGGTACCATTATGCATAAAATCAACTTCAAGCTCTCGGATGACCAGAAGTTTTCCGCTCTGTGGGCGCTTCTCAATCCAGAGTATAATGAAGAAGGCAATTGGACTGTTACCTGTAGTATCTCCGCCGTTTATGATGATTATGCTCTAGCTTACAATCATGAAACTGGTGAATATCTCCGCGCATATTATACCAAGAATGATGAAACCGATATGATTGAACTTGGTGACCTCGTTCGGGTTTATATTCTTGATGTTACCGAAGCTGAAAAGAGCACACTCGATACGCTGCGCGCGTTAAACGGTGGTACTTATGAATTGGTTAGCGATGTGCTAACTAATGCTCAGGCAAATTTTGATCAAGTTTCTGAATTTTCCACCAAAATTGAAGAGTTGAATAATACTATTACCACTTTAGATTCAGAGAAGGTAGATGTTGAAGCTAAAGTTGCTGAGTATACAACTCAGATTGAAGAAGCTAACAACAATCTTGCGACCTTAAATGAAGAACTTGATTCTTTAAAACAGTACAAGATGAGTATTGAAAACTAGAAGAAAGACTCTATTATTGATGAGTATTCACAACACTTATCTGAAGAGATTCTTGACAAATATCGTCAGAATAAGGACAGTTATAGTGCCGAATACTTATATAAATATTTAGCTTATGAGTTAAAGAATAATAATTATTATATTTTAAA